GGCGGAGGCGGATCCGTCGACGATCGACATGAGGGCGTCGGTCATCCCGCTGGCGAACGAGTTGATGGCACCCTCCGCGATCCGGCCCATCGACTCCTCCATGTCGGGGATCCTCTCCGTGGCGAACCTCGTCGCGGCGTCACCCAGCTGGTCGAAGCGATCCTTGAGCGTGACCGTCGAGTTCGCCAACTCCTGCTCCTCGTTCTTCGCCGTCTCGACCGCCTTGGCGTACCGCTCGAGGAACGAGGTCATGTCGGCCAGGAGATCCCGTTGTTCGGGCGTGGCGATCTCAACGCGGTCGATCTCGGAGAGGGCCTGGTTCACCTTCTCCGCGAGGGCCTCGTAGTCGGTCCCGATGCTCTTGGCTCCGTCGCCGATGCTTGCGATGAGTTCGTTCATCGCAGGAAGGTCAGCCATCACGTCGTCTGCGAACTCCGTGCTGATGTCCTTGGTGACCTGGATGCTCTTCTTAGTGAACTCCAGCATCTTCTGCTGGGCGGGCTCCAGCCTGTCGCCGAACTCGTCGAGCTCTTCGCCCATCCTCTTGAAGATCGTCGCGCCGCCCTTGAGGTCGTCCTGCGAGGCGGAGAACTCGCGCATCCCCTTCGCTGCACTCACTGCCGCCTCCCCGGCATCCTTGATGAAGGAGGGCACGAGGTCGAAGGAACCCAAGGCAACGAGGGACTCCCCGATGGTTTCGATCAGGTCCGCGATCGTATTGATGAGGCCCTGGAAGACCTTGATAGCCGTGTCCTTGATGAAGATCACGACGGCGTCGAGCGCCTTGCCGAAGAGGGCATTCGATTCGATCGCGAGCCGCAGCGCGCTCACCAGTCCGAGACCGACGAGCCCGGTGAGGACCGCAAGGCCCGCGACGAAGATGTCGAGGATGAACACGACCGTGTCGATGCCCGCGATGAAGAGCTTGAGGATCAGCTTGGTGCTGTTCCACCACAACTGGAACGCCTTCGCCATGAGGATGACCGACTCGCTCACCGCGATGATCGACCCGTCGACGCCGCCCATCGCCGTCACGAACTTCGTGAAGTTCTCGAGCACGTTCGCGAGCGTCGGGATCAGGATGTCCGTGAGGACCCTCGTGAGGAACTCGAAGACGAGCGCGACGTGGTCAACGATGGCGTCGACCCCGCCCATGTTCGCGATCGTCTCCTGGATCCGGGCAATCAGACGGTCGCCCATCTCTTCGCGCAGCTCGGTGATCTTCGACTCGAGCCTCTGGGTCGAGTTGAACCACGAGTCCTGCGTTCGGATGAGGTCGCCCTGGGCGTCCGTCGTCGACCTCAAGAGAATCCTGAGGCGGGCCATCGCCTTGTCCTGCTCGGTGAACGCACCGTTCACCTTCCGGGCCCCCATCTCGAACAACTCGTTGTTGAGGGCCGCCTCGTTGATGATGACCCCGAACCGCTTCACGGTCTCGTGGTTGCCGATCATCGCGGACGAGAGGGCGTCGATCGCTTCTTCCGTCGACCCGAGTTCCGGGTTGAACGAGGTCAAGTCGAACGCCAACTGGGTGATGGCGCCCGACATGTCCATCGCCTGATCTCGAGCGATGCCCATCGGCACGAAGGTGTCCTGGAGCCGCGCCATGAAGCCCTGGATCTCGGTCGCGTTCCGACCGAGCTCGTCGGCCATCGCCTGCGCCATCTCATTGGCGGCGTCCGTCTGTTCCTTGAACACCGCCGTGAACTTAGATCGGGTCTCCTCCGCCCTTGAGGCCGCCTCGACGAAGGACCGTCCTGCTCGGACCGCCGCGAACCCGAGGGCCGCCGCCCCCGCCGCCGCAGCTGCCGCCGCGATGGTGAATCCCCTCACGGCCATCCGCGCCACCTTGAGGGCGTTCGCCAGACCCTTCCGGAGACGGGTCTGGAGTTGCTTCACCGAGACCCCCATCTTCTTGAGGGTCTTCGTCATGAGATCCTTGAGTCGGATCTCGTAGGTGACGGGTGCCGGGTTCGCCATCAGCGTCTACGGGGGCGGGGGGAGGACATGGACCTCTCTCGAGCCTGTCGATCTCTCTCCCTCTTCTCCTCCTTGATGGACTCGAGGCGACCTCGTTCGGCGTCGATCAGCTCAAGGGCGGAGACGAAGGACCGAGTTTGGTCGAGGAGTCCGCCGCCTACAGGTAGCACATGACGTGCTTCTAGTTGGAGATAGGACCTCATCAGGAGGTCCACCTGTAGGCGTGTCCTGGGCGGTGCCCCGTTCACGACCTGAGCAGGGCACTGGTACATGTCGACCACGCCCCGCCCCTCACACTTCGGGCACGCCAGATCCTTCCCGTGGCACGTCCCGCATCCGATCTCGAACACGGGGCGCTCCGACGGGCCATCGCAGCCCCACTTCTTCCGGTCTTGCGAATGCTCGGGCAGCCGACATCTGGAGCAGTCGGGGAACCGCTTCCCCACGAAGTGGGCAGTCTCCTGCCCCCAGATTCGAGCGACTGCTGCCCGTATCACTCCCCCTCGGAGGAGTTGATCTCGCCGCGCTCCATGACGGCGTTCATCAGTTCCTGTCGGTGCTTCGGCAGAAGGCGGTCGAGGCACGCATCCGTGACGTGCTTCGGGTGACCCTTCGTCACCTCGAACTTCACCTCCTCACCCTCGGCGGTGTGAAACTTCTCCCACCCGCGAAGGCCGAACCGGAGCACGGTCAGCTGCTGGGTCCCTGCTCGGAATGCCACCTCGTCGGTCCCCGAGTGAGCCAGGAGCATCGAATCGGAGACCTGGGCCTCCTCGGAGACGGTGAGGCCGCGCAGCTGGAAGACCGTCTGCTGGTCCTCGGGGAGCTCGCGGTCCTCCTCGAGGACGTAGGGGAACGTGGACTTCGGATCGAGAGCGATCGGCATGATGCAGTTGTCGGGCTAGGTGTAGAGCGGGGGCACCACGGACCGAGGGGGAGGCCCGGAAAGGTGCAGCACGGTGGCGAGAGCCACCTATTCTGGTGCCCCCGCTGGCCTAGCCTAGCATCAGCGGAAGAGGATCTGGAACTCGTTGTCCGCGCCCATCGTGGACGAGGACGGCGAGCCTCCCGCGGTGATGATCGACGAGCCGAAGGAGCCGCCCGTGAGCATCGTCGTCGTGTCCAGGATGGACACCGAGTCCCGGTCCCCGTCCGAGATCCCCGAGAACTGGGCGGAGGTCACGATGAAGTCGATCTGGTTTCCGGCGGTCGACCCGACGGACCACCTCATCCGGGCGGGCTTCCCGGCGAGGAACTTGTCCCAGAAGTCGTAGTTGCCCGTGGAGACCACGGCGTCCGGGTTCCAGGTGAGCTGCGGAGCTCGCCCCGTGATGACGGCGTGGGAGTATCCATTGGTGGCGTTCGTGTCCTCTCGGATCGTGACCTCGTTGCCCATCGTGAGGGTGAGGGCGTTGAAGAGAGATCCCGTCCAGTAGGCGGAGGCAGCCGTGTCCTCCTGGACCTTCATGCCCGTGGAGATCCAGGCGGGCGGGACCTCTGCGGTGTAGACGTGGTCCGTGGGCAGGGACACGCTCGTGTCCTTGTACTCATTGAGGACACCCGAGAAGGTGAAGTTGATCACGACCCGATCGCCGTGGGTGAAGGTGATGTCGAAGGTGCCCTTCGCCCCCTTCATCTCGACGTACTCACCGCCGCCCCCGACGACCATCCGTAGGGTCACGGTCGTGTTGGCCGAGTCGTCGGTGTAGGCCGTCACCGGGGTATAGCCGACGCCGATCTGCGTGGCGCTCGTTCCCGTCGCCGTGACGGTCGCGCCCGAGTGCTCGGACTTGATGCTCGTCGCCCCAAGGGTGCCCGCCGAGTAGGCGAGGAACTCGGAGTCCCCGTATGCGTTGCACCCGAAGGACTTGGCGTCCGCCGAGGAGAAGGAGCCCGAGGTGCCCTCGATGTTCTCGTTGTGGAAGAAGGGGCCGCTCGAGTAGGTGGTGCCCGTCACGGCGTACTTGGACACGTTCGAGACTGGGGCGAATCCACACGCCCGCAGGAGGCGGTCGATCTTCGGGGCCGTGCCGCTCGAGACCGCCGTCCCAGGTCCCGCCAGCTCGACGCCGAACGACATCTCACACGTCGCCACGGGGGTGTTCTTCGCCGTTCCAGGAACCGTCTGGACCTGGGTCGTCAGCGTCTGGGACTTGGTGAACCGCTCGAACATCAGCGGCGTCACCGTGAAGGTGGGCTCGATGACCTCGAAGAAGTCGGTCGAGGTCGTGATCGAGGCGGCAGTACCCGGAGTCGACTCGGATGCCGCGAAGAGAAGTCTGTCGAAGTTGCGGAAGACCATTCTGGCGTTCTCCTAGGTTGCTGAGTTGAGGTCGGTCCTGAGGGTGCGGAAGTCCACGGTGATGGTGCAATCGGCCACCGCCACGGGCTCCTCGATCTGGGTCGGATAGTAAACGTCGTCCGAGAGCATCCGCGTGTTGATGGCAAGTCCGCCTCGGGTGATGTCTACGAGTAGAGCCTTGTGAACGTCGCGGATGAAGTTCTCGAGCTCCTCGGACGGGTTGTCCCGCGTCCGGAGGATGAGCGTGAGGCGGATCCGATAGTTCACGCGGATCGCCAGCGTGGTCGCCACTCCTGGCTGGTCGTAGTCCGACCCCAGGGGCGTGATGATGATGGCCGGATACTCGGCGACCTCGACGGGCACCGTGTTGATCCGGTTCACCAGGGCGACGGAGTTGTAATAGTCCGCGCCTGCGGTGATGGCCTCGAGCGTCGTCTGGAGGTTGTCGAGGATCTGCTCCTTGACCGGAGTGCCGCTAGGGGGCATGGAGGAACTCCTCGACCTCAAGGTCGACTTGGAAGAGAACGGGGCTCATGGCGCGGACTCGGACGGAGTCGTTCATCACGCGGACCTGGACGGTCTCGCTGGCTCCCCCCGCGAGCTCGAATCCGCGAAGGGTCAGATCGATGGGCTCACACCCCGAGGCCGAGTTGTCCAGGATGGCGATGATCTGCGCGTACTCCTGGGGCGTCAGCTCGCGAAGATTGAGCGCCCACTGCCTCACCAGGTTCTTCCCGTTCGGACCCGTCGAGGAGAGGGTCTGCCGACGGGAGATCAGCGGGGAGTCCAGGGGCGCGATCACCGCACGGCGGTCCAGGAGGCATCCCTGGGGGAACGCCACGGTCACGTCCCAGGTGTCGACGGAGGGATGGCTCACTTCGGCATCGCCTTCTCGAGGGCCTCCACGATCCGGTTCTCGATGAACTCGTCCTGCTCCTCGATGGTCTTGCCCATCCGGAGTCGAGGCGGGATCGATGCCCTCTTCTTCAGGGCGTAGATCGGCACGGGCTTACCGCCCTGCTCGATCATGATCACCCCGTCGTTGATGAACGTCGGAACCCCTCCAGCGGTCATGTGCTTACCGCCCCGCTGGGTCAGGCGGTAATCGCCTTTCACGTCACCGCCAGGGGTGAGGATGTTCGGGAGGGGGATGGTGAGATACTTTTTCGTCTTGGGCTGGATGTCCGGCAAGGTCCCACCAGCCCCACGAGTCCCGAACTCCTGGACGGCCGCATACGGGACGGTGCTCGAGCCCGCCATGATGAAGGCGCCCATCTCGTCCGCCTTCGTCCCGAATCTCCTGCCCGTGATAGTGGCGGCGAGTTTAGCCGTGCGGCTCTGAATGGGAGATGAGGAGCTCTTTCTGCCAGGCGTGAACCCGACCATCCTCTTGATGACCATCGCCGGGATGTCCGCAGCTATGTCGCGGAAGGCGAACTTCATCTGGCGATCGAGATCCGTGTCTCCCTCCGCCAGCTTCATCTGAAGCTTGTCGCGGTTCCAGCGGATCACCCACCCATCGCCACGGATGCTAGCCATTGGCCGCGAACCTCAGGCGGCGATACGGGGTCAGGGCCTCGATCACGTCGGGCACCAGGTTGAGGGGCTTCTCGTAGGAGATGGACCCGCCGCCCACGTTGATCGAGTTCCCCTGGGGGGTGTCCCGTCGACGCCACATCGCCACCGACTGGAGGTCAGCTGCGAACGCGATGTCGGGGTAGTCGTTGATCAGGTTCGTCGTGTTCGTCGCGAGCCCGCCCGTGTAGACCACCTGGATCGCGTCCGGAGCTGCCTCGTAGTTCGAGTCGAGGTAGGACGTGATCGGGTAGAACGAGAAGTGGACGGTGCCCGTGTCCGAGGTCACGTTGTAGTCGTCGGTCTCCACCGCCGTCGCTGCCGAGTAGTTCCAGTCCGGCGCGATCTTGATCGAGCTCACGGAGTCGACCGGGTACGCGCGGAGGAACAGCCTGTTCTGCCGAGGCCGAATCGGGTACGTCTCCGTCCGACTCGTCTGGAGAAGAGGTCGGTCCAGGTAGGTCTCGATCCGCTTCGACACCGCCGCCACGATCGGCGTGAGCACCGCGTCGTAGTTCGACGAGGTGATGTCCAGGAGGGCCTTCACCCGCGCGATCGTTGTGGCGTCCATTTACTCCTCGGGGTCTGCGAGTCGTTCAGCTGCGGGCTTCTTCGACGCCTTCTTCTTCGTGGCCTTCTTCTTCACGACGGACTTGACCGCCTCGAAGTCGCCCCCCGCCATCGCCGCGAGGTGGTCGCGGATGGAGTCGGGGATGATCTCGACCTCGGGGGCGGAGCCCTGGTCCTCCTCGCGGACGTAGCACTTGGGCGCCTGGCGCCCCAGGATCGCCTGGGCGTACTCCCTGGAGGCCCAGGTGCCCTCGGTGTCGTAGCCGTCGAAGGTCTGCCCGTCCGTCGCACGGATGCTGCCGTCGGGCCAGAGGACGATCTCCCCCTCGTGGACGCGGTAGATCACGAGTCACCCCCGTCGTCGTCCTTGCCCAGGATCTTGTCCACGATCTTCTTCTTGGCCGACTTCTTCTTCGTCGCCTTCTTCTTGGTCGCCTTCTTCA